GCCGGGCGCGGTGTAGCGGTCGCTGGCCGCGTCGTACTGCCAGCCGCTGGCGATCAGCTGCTCGTGGCGGGTCGGGTTACTCACTGCGCATTCCCCTGGTCACCGGTGCCCACGGGCACCGGCAATCCGCTACTGCCGCTCGTGCGCGGCGTCTCCTGATCGGGCGGGTGGCCGACGGCGGCCATACTGGCCTCATCCTGGCTAATCCAGCCCTGGTTATACTTCGTGATGATGTTCTCTAGCTCCGCTTTTTCGGCCTGCGCGTCCATCAGCTGCTGCGCGGCGTCGTGGAGCGTGGCGAACCGCCACTGCACCACGGCCGGCAGGCCCTGCGCGCGGAGCGCCAATCCCAGCAGGTGCTGCAAGAGATCTTCGGTCAGATGCTGAAAGCTCTTGATGTGCTGCACGTACACGCGCCACTCGCGGTTGGCCTGCGTCTCGGTGCGGCTCTGGTTGGTCGCCATCAGCAGCGGGATGGTTTTCAGCGCCCTGGTCAGCATCCGCTCGATGATCTCGATGATCTGCCCGACGCCCGCCAGGCTGGAAGCATCGACGGTGCCGACGGGTCGATTGACGGCGATAAACGAGGCGTGAATGTAGGCGTCGTCGGGGCGGAGCGAACAGTAGATCCGCTCGACCTCGCCAATGATGTCGTTCACCCAGGTTTTAAAGATCTCGGGGTCGCTCCGGGCCTGCGCGGGCATCGACGCGGCCAGCTTCTCGAGATCGATCGCGATGTCGAGCCGGGGATACCCCTGCTGCTGCACCACCCTTCTGATGTCGTGCAGCATCGCCAGGAGAAACACGGCCGCAAACAGCGCCGGCGCGGCCGGGGCGCGCCCTTCCGGATGCCCCGGCAGCGGGTCGATCGGGACATACCGGATCGTGTCGCGGTCGAGCGCCACGAACTGCCCGCGCTGCCACTGCCCGAGCTGCCAGACCGTGCCCAGATCGGGATCGGTCTCTGGCCGCCAGCGCGCCGTCGCCGGGTCGGGCGTGGCGATGTCCAACGGCGCCGTGCCGCTCGCATTCAACACCAGCTCGGCGAACAATGCGCCGCGCAGAAACATGCCCAGAAACAGCCGGTTGAAGATCACGTCGATCGAGCCGTAGCGCGCATTGAGCACGGCGATAAAGTCGTCGAGGGCCTTCTGGTGCGCGCCGCCGGATGGCATCTTGCCCGACGGCCGCATGGCGATGGCCGTGAAGCCGGGGTTGGCCATGCGCAAGAAGTCGGTGAGGGCTTTCGAGACCTCGGGCGACAGATCCGCCAGCAGATCGAGCAGCCGCGCGGGCGACATGCGGCGCAGCGTCTGGCTATCCAGGCCGTCGAGCGACCACACCTCGTCGCTGGAGAACGGAGCCGCGGTCGCGGCCGTCAGCAGCGCGCCGAACGTCTGCTGCTCGGTGTCGACCGTGGCGCGCGCGCGGGTCGAGGTCGCGGGCGCGCTGAACTGCACCCGGTCGGGCACGCGCTCAGAGTAATGCTGGTGGTGAATGAGTGCCATACACGTAAAAAGCGCCCGATGCACCGCACATGCGGCACAAGGGGCGCTTCAAGCGCTCTTGGGATATGTCGTTACCGAAATCATACCACGAATGTCAACGCGCGAGCAAGGCCCGCAGCTCGATCCGCTCGGCCTGCTCGCCCTTGCGTTTGATCTCGATGACAAGCGTCTGCGGATCAAGGTAGCCGTACAGCCGCCCCGACGGCCCGCGCAGCGGCACCCAGCCCGGCGGCACCTCGCTGCGCCGCGCGATACCCTGCGCCAGCTCGGTCTTAGCGTCGTGCATGGCCCGCCCCTCCCCAGCCGCCGCGGCCGACGCCCTGCACCAGCGGGAGCGCCGGCGGCGGATCCTCGTTCGGAAACAGATCGCTCATCGCCCAGACCTTGGCGTCCATCCGATCGGGCGAGTCCTCACCGGGCACCCAGGTGCAGCACTGATCCTCCAGCTCTGGCCAGGCGCCCACATAGTGCCCGCGCGCCTCTTTCTGCGACCAGAGGATGGCGATCGGCTCCGCGCGGGTGTGTTTACCGCGCGATGCCCAGACCAGCTCGATCGGCAAGTTGCGCCCGTGGATCGTCACGCCGCCGATCTCCACGCTGGTCTGGCGGATGACGTGCTCGACCATCGCGCCGCCCTGGTTTTTCTCGGCCACGATCTTGTCGGCCTGGAGTTCGACGAATGTTCGAATCACCGCCGGCGCCCACTCGGCCGGGTCGCCGCCGGCGGTGGCGTCTTTGAGCACATAGCCGTGCTCGCGCGCATCTTTACCGCAGCCGACGATCCCGGTCTCGCCATCCGCGCCGCCTGACGACGGATCGACGCCGATCGTAATCCGCACCAGGTCGGGCGCGCGCGCCACGCGCGTGGCCTCGATCCCTGAGCGCGTCCACAGTGCGCCGGGCGTATCCTCCAGAATCTCGGCGTCCAGCTCCTGCCGCCCCAGCCGCGTACCAGCCAGCCGGCGGATGACGCGCCGCACAAAGCGCTCGGAGACGTTCGCGCGGTTGATGTGCGTGGAGAGGTTCGTCACGGGTCGCACCGTCTCTTCGTCGTCGCGCAGCGTCTTAATCAGCGGGATCGGGCGCGGCGTGGTGGTCACGACCACGCGCGGGTCGATGCCGAGCCTGAGGCCCATCTCCATATTGGCCCACGCATCCTCGGCGTAGCGCCACTTGGCCAGCTCGTCGGCCCACACCGTATCGTGCTGCGGCCCGCGCAGCTGGTCGGGTTCGTCGCCCGAGAATGTGGTGGCCTGCGTGCCGTTCGGCCAGGTTAGGCGGCGCTTAGACGGCTCGTAGCGCGGGCGGTTCCAGGGCGGCGAAACGGCCAGCAGCCCCGACTCGCCCTCGATCAGCACGTCGCGCACGTCGGCCGCGGTCTGGGCAATCAGGCCGATGCGCTTGGCCTGCCCGCTTTCGACGCGCCAGCGGATATACTCCGCGCCGGTGCGGGTCTTCCCCCAGCCGCGCCCGGCCAAAATGAGCCAGACATACCACTGGCCCACGGGCGGCAGCTGCTCGTCTCTGGCCCAGAACGGCCAGCGGTAGAGCAGCGCGGCCTTCTCAGCCGTCGTCAGCGTCGCCAGGAATGTCTGCTGGCGCGCTCTCGGCCAGCGCCGGAAGGAGCTTGCGGTCAAGCGCGGCGGCGGCGTCGCCCAGGATGTCGATGGTGTGCTCAGTGCGCTCAACGAGTAACCCGTGGTGGCGCGCCAGCAGCGCGAGGGCCGCCTGCGCGTCGTACAGCTCGATCTCTGGCCCCCACTGGCCGGCCTTGATTTTCTTCACCAGACCGAGTTTGCCGGCCTTTTCCGCCTTGATGAGATTGAGCTTCCAGCCGCCGGCGATCGCATGCGCGTCCACCATGTCGGCGGCCTGCTCGATGCCTTTCCCCGGCTCGCGCACGTCGATAAAGTCACTGAGATCGGCGCGCGCCTGCGCGGTCAGCCGCGCCAGCACCTCGTCGGCGCTCATCTGGAGCTCGGTCAGGCGCTGCTTAATCGCCGCTTGAATGTCCGGTTTTGACAGGTAGTCCTGCCCAGCACGATTTGCCCGCTTGCCCGTGTAGCCCATGCGTCTGACCGCTTCTGAGGCGTTCCAGCAGGTGAGATAGTGCTCTAGGAAGGATTGTTGTTTATCGGTGAGTGCCATTGTACCTGTCAAAACCGGACATTCTGCGGGTGCTTTCACGCCTTTTCGATCCAATGCCAGGTGCGGCGGTCGTATCCCTGATCGAATGTGACCGATGTTTCCCAGCGTATGCAGCCAGCGAACCGATCGCCGTCGTTCGTGCCGTCCATAAACACGACAAGATTTGAATAGCCATCCGCTGGCGGTGTGCCGTCGCCCTGGCGCCAGACCTTCACCACGATCGCCGGGCGGTGCTCGCCCGCGTGCGGCCCGTCGGGTAGCACGAAATGCACGATTCGGCCTTCGGTTAAGCCTTCCATCACAGCTCCTATGTTTCTTCCAAGAGCCCGCCCCAGACAAAGCGCATATCGCTGGAGCGCACCCACTGCGCGCTCGATCCAAACCCCGGCACGGCGATCAGCTGCCCGACCACCGCCACCCCCTGCCATCTTTCGCCTGGCGCGAGCACGCCCAGCTTGGCGGCGTTCTGGCGCGGCCCGCTGCGGATGACGGCGCCGGCGGTGGCAGCGAGCCTGACGCGGTAGGCGCGCCCGCGCGTGGGCGGCGGCGGCGTGCTGTCGAGATAGAGACTGTCGGCGAACAGTGGCCAGGGCAGCCCGGCCGGGTCGGTCTTCCGGCCCTTCGGCAGCGCGATGTCCAGGTGGCGCACGACATCCGCGCGCTCGATGTTGTAGCGCGCGACAAGTAATTGCCCTAAAAAGTGCGCGGCGCCGATCTGGGCGGGCGGGTAGGGGTCGTGCCCGTCGTTCGCGTTCTCCAGCTCGACGCCGATCGACTGGCGCTGGATCGCCAGTCGATCGAGGCCCATCCAGGCGCTGTTCCCGGCGTGCCACGCGGCGCGGTTGTCCGGCACGAGCTGCGCGGTATGTCCATCCTTGCGAATGAGGTAGTGCGTGCTCACCTTGGAGGCGGGACTGCACAGCCACGCGAGCGACGAGTCGTAGTCGCCGACGGTCGCGTGCCACACGAGCAGGCGAATCGGCGCGCCGCCGCGGCTGGAGGCGTTCGGGCTGGCGTGGGTTGTGTCGATCGTATAGGTCACACTGCGCCTCGGGTCAGTACATAGGTGGTCAGCACGGCCACGGCAACCAGGATGATAATGACAACGATGCCGACAATGAGCAGCACCTGTCGGTTCATATCGCGCCAGCTCTTACTCTCGCCAATAAAATCTTCTAAGCGCTTGCCGAGCAATGCGATCTTCTGCTCGATCTGGCGGTTCTGCTCGACATTGACCATGAAGCGCGCCGCTGGCCCCAGCTCGTCGCCCAGCGTCGAGCGCGCCGGGGTGTTCAGCGCCGTCTCAATGATTTTGAGCTCATAGCGCAGCTGCACGCGCTCCATCTCGATCTGCGGCGGCACGTCCCGCTCGCCGTACAGATCGGCCTGCTTATCCAGGATCGCCAGGCGCTGCTTTTTAATCTCGTGCCGATCGGCGAGGCGCAGCGCCTCCTCATCGGTGGCCGCCGCTCGGGTGTCCACATCTAGCCGCCCGCCTCGTGGTGGTCGTCGCCCGCGACCTCCAGCGCCCGCTCGATCGCCTCCAGGCGCTCGCCAAAGGCGTGCAGCTCGCGTGTGATCTCGGCGATCTGCTCACCGTGGCGCGTATCCATATTTTGCTGCGCCGTGCGCAGCTGCGCCCGATCGTTGGTTGACTCCTGTCGAAACTCGCTGACGGCCGCTAAGGTCGCCTCAACGCGATTGCGCCACTGCACCAGCTCGTCCCACCGCTCCCGCAGCTCGGCGATCTCGCCGCTTATCGTCTCGCCGAACGTCTGAAACTCGGCCCGCAGTGCGCCGACTGCGGCCTCCTGGCTGCCCTGTGCCGTATGCACCTGCTGCATCAGGATGTGCGTCTCTTTGGAGGTCTCGATCAGCTCGCCGATCTGGTCGCGCAGATCCAGCCGCGCGCGGCCGAGCGCGTAGAACACATCGTTCCGCAGCGCGACATTGCCGTCTTTCTGGGCGTGGGTAGTGGCGCGATCGAGGGCGTCGGCAGCAGCGGTCAGCTCGATCCGCACGCTATCGACATCGGCCAGTTTGGCCGCCGCGCGCAGCGTATCGGTCAGCTCCGCAGCGGAGAGGTGCAGAAATTCGGGCTGGCGTCGGAAAAACCGCTTGAGCATGCGCGGGACTCCGCGCGGGAGAGGTGTAGCAGCGTCAGTGTAGCATGCCGGATGTGTTACGGTCAAGTTACAATACTGCAACGAATGTGCTACCATAGCGCATACACAGCCAGGGCAGCGGGAGGGGTGTAGCAGCCGCCGCGTTGCCCTGGCTGTCAAATTCCAATATTTTTGGAATTTGCAATGCAACGAACACACGAAGGCCCTGATCGAGTGCTGATCAGGGCCTTCGTGTGGAAAGCACAGCGAGATAGCGGTGCAGAGAGTCTAGCACGCCTGTTTTGCGGCTGTCAAATGGGCGCCGCGGCCGCGAGCAGCTGCGTCCCACCGTTCCCAAATCGCACCGTCGCCCAGCCGCCGCAGTGCGCACACAGCACGGTGTCGCCGCTCAGCCGATGCGACACATCGTAGGCGGCGCCACAGTGCGGGCAGGGCACGCCCGGCGCGAGCTGGCGGGCGATCGCCTGCTCGATGTCCGCAGGCACGTTCCAGAGGCCCTGGTAGCCGCGCGTGGGCACGGGCACGGGCAGCGCGCGGATGTTCGCGAACAGCCAGGCCCAGCGGCCGGGCCGATAGTCGCCAAAGGCCACTTCCTGCTCACGTACGAGGATAGGCGGTGTGTCGCTTGGGATGAGTGCAGGCGCATCATAGTACGATCCGATGGGTAAACACCCGCGCAGCTTGACCACCGCCACGATCTTGCCGCGTGGTAGGCGGGCTGGATTGCCGAGGCCGGCCGCCAGCAGCGCTTTGCCGATCGCGCCGGATAGGCACCGATCCCACAGCGCCGCTTCGGTCGTGCCTTTCGGGCCAGGCGCAGCGGTCTGGTGAATAGCGAGCGGGCCGCGGTGGTTGGTGGCCCAGCCGCGTGTCTCTATCTTTTTGCCCAGATCGGGATGTGTGGCCGCCAGCGCGATCAGCGTGCCGTAGGGCGGGGAGAGGCTAATACCCTTCATGGCCAAACCTCGCTTTGAAATGCCGCGAGCAGTGGCGCCGGCGGGTCGTACTGCTCGCCACTCACGAGAATGGTATCGCCAAGCGACCACGCGCAGCCTAGCTCATAGATCGCGTGCCGGCCGCAGAGCGGCACGGCATTGTGGCCGCCAAAGTACACAAACCACTTCGCGATGTGCCACTGGGCTTTATCGCGAAACGAGCGGCAGCAGGCGTTGCAAGGCGTTGCGGTTGGCGCTTGGGTGAATTTGATGATCATCCGATCCTCCCGGTCGCGCGGAACGTGTGCCGGCCGCGCGTGTAGCGCACGCTCATCGGATTCCGCTGCGGCCCGCGTGGGCGCGGCGCGAGCTCGTGCTTTCGTGCCAGGATCGCCTCCAGCGTCCACTCCTCGCACAGTAGGCGGCCCTCATGGTGCCAGCGGTAAAGCGTGCGGCGCGACACGCCGAGCATAAACGCAACCTCCTGGCCAGTCAATAATCGCTGCATCGTCGTTCGTCTTTCGCCCGCCCCGGCGGTCAGGCCGGGGTCTATCAAAGAGGCGCGGCCGGCGCTGCTGCTGCTTTCCCCAGCCAGCGCCGGCAACACAGGGCGCCGGGATTAGTCATCATTGGGGTTGTCGATATCGCCAATCGGGTCAATCGGCCCGCCGCCGAGCGGCGCGGTCTCTCCGTCCAATCGTATCACCCCCTTTCACAGCAACTCATCGATCGCGGCGAGATCCCGCGCGGCCGGAATGCGCTGCCTGCGCCATTCGGCCTGGATCTGGTACTCCAGCCAGTCGCCGCGGCCGATCGCGATCTCGGGCAGCGGCTCATCGTCCACCAGGTCGAGCGTGAGCTGCACCACCGCGGGCGGCGTGGGCAGCGGCCGCGGCTTCCGGCCTTTCGCCGCGCAGCAGGCCGGGCAGAAGACGTGTGTCTCTTTGCGCCGCTTGATCAGCTTCTCGGTGGCCAGGCACGCTGGCCAGTGGTAGATCTCAAAGATCAGCCCTTTGGCCAGCGCGGCCGCCACAATCTTCGCGCCGCGCCCAGCCAGGTGAGTGGCGATGCGCCGATCGAGATCCTCAGCGAATCCGACATAGTGCCGCGCTTGGGCGCGCGGGTTGCTCAGGTTGCCGAGCGGTGCGGTGAAGTGAAACAGGTACACTTCACCTTGTGTGCTGGCGTTCCAGGGCCACATGTTAGGCAGCCTCCAGGTAGCGCGCCCGCGCCTCGGCCAGCCGGCGGCCGAGGTCGATCGGTGTGGGCTCGCCGGGCGGATCATCGAAGCGCTGCATATCATCGTGGGCGATCTCGATCCCGGTCACGAGCGCCAGCGGCCAGTGCATACTCGCGCCGGCCGTGCAGCTGCACACCCAATCGCCGTCCATCGTGACCAGGTGGGCCGGCTTGCCGGGTGTCGAGCTGGGGATAAGCCGCGCGCCGCTGGGGAGAATCTCCGGTCGCACGCCGGCGCGATACTGAACCAGCGCGTTGGTGTAGGCGGTGGCGGCCCGGCGGAAGTGCGCGCGATCGGCGCTCGTCTCGGCGGCGCGCGCGTGCTGGGCGTTCTCGCCGGCCAGCCGCTCCAGCGCGCCCTCGATCGCCGCGTCCACGGGGCCGGCGGTGTACTTTTCGTCGTACTTGGCGATCTGGGCCTCCACGTCGCTGGTCGTCCAATCGCCGCCCAGCTGCTCGATCCGCCGCGCCACCAGCCGGAACTTCGCGCCGTAGTCCAGGCCGCGCCAGCGGGCCGCGCGCGCCTCGCCTTTGAGGGCCAAAAACACCGCCACGAAATCGACATCGGCAGCCTGGCAGCGAAGCTCGGCATCGGTGGTGTGGAAGGTGGTGTCGATGAGCTGGTCGGTGGTCATGGCGGTGGCCTTTCGCGTACTACTGTTATCGCCTGTTGACAGTAGTATACACCCAAAAACACATGCTGTCAATGGTTATATCGTAAAAAGACGATGATCTGCTTGACAACACAAGGCAATGGCTGTATCCTGGTGTCAACACATAAGCGAGGAGGTACACCGATGGATGAAGAGAGGTTCTACACGATCCCAGAAGCAGCCGCGAAGCTGCGCGTCACGCGAGCCGCGCTCTACAAGTGGATGAAGCAGGGCCGCCTGGCGTTTGTGCTGGTCGGGTCGGAGCGCCGGATCACCAGCTCGGCGATCGACGCATTTGTGAAGGCGGGCGGAGTCGACACGTCGGGGCGGTCTGATCTACAATCAGACCACATAAAAATCCCCAGCCTCGCCGCTGCGTAACCTACGAGCGGAGCTGGGGATTTTTATTGGTAGACTCTGCCGTCGCCAAACTTCAGAGTGCTACCGAGCCATCGCCATCCTCGCTATCAACGAGAAAGCTAGGCCATCTATGCAGTTACTGGCAAAGAACAGGTGTTAGGCGCTGATCAAGTCGCTTCGCATATGCGACGACATCCGCTGTTGGTACGGACATCCGAATGAACACGATCGCGCCGCAGCGGACAAACGTAATATCGGGATCGTATCCAGCGTCGCCGGGCACAAACTCAGTGCCCATCGCTCGCTCGCCCAAGCCATCGATCGGATGTGCGTCCGATCCAAGCCCTTGCACAAAAGTGCTGTAAACCTTTTCCTGATCAGTCGCTGATGGATAGAGAAAAACCGTTGCCCACCCGTCGCGCTTGCCGTTCTTGAAGATCTCCTGGTGGCGCATCTCTTTGTTCGCCGGCAGATCGAAGTACATCAACATCGATTGTGCAGACGTTTGTACCGGGCCGATCGTGTCGCCAGCTGGTGCATCGGTGGACTGAATCAACAGCGGCTCGATCTGCGTCGCCTTCGGATTGCCGCCGCAGCTGACAAGCAGCGTGGCCAGCAGTGCCAGGAGAACAACGTATTTCATTGACTCCCTCCGTGGTGCGATGTAGGTGTAGGCCCACGAACGCGGTGGGAGGGAAATCATTCTCGCGCCGCGCACTCAGCGCCATCTCGGATGGCAGCGCGCGGGGTGTGTCCTGTACGTTAACAGCCGCCCAATACTGAAGCACTGATGCGATCTGTGTGACCTGTACGCACGAAGGCGTTAGGACGGTTCGCTTTAAGTGCGGATCTAGAATAATCGATCCCGATGCGACCTCGCGCGGTTTTCTGCCAGGAAGACGCGCGCGCCGTGTCGGGAGTTTCAGTGACGACTCGCGTCGCCTGGCCGCCGTTGCGCAGTGAGTATCCCGCAGCACGGCCGGGCGCGCGGGCGCTTTTTTTGGTCAGAACCTTACGAGTCAGAACGGACATTCTGACTCGTAAGGTTCTGCGTCTCCATCGGGAATCTGTGGAGCGAGAGACGGGATTCCGACTCGCTGTAGTAACTATTCCCCGAACCGGCTGGGCAGCCGGCCGATCGCCGCCTTTTGGCGCTCGGGGATGACGGCGGTGTACCCTTCCGTCGTGCGGATGTCGGCGTGGCCGAGCGTCACTTGCACTTCGCGGATGTCCGCGCCGGAGAGCAGTAGCTCGGTCGCGGCGGTGTGGCGCAGCTTGTGGGCGCTGATGCGCAGGCCCTGGTCGGCCAGCCAGCGCTCGAAGATCAACCCGATCGACTTGTGCGAGAGGCAGCGACCATCAGGGTGGCCGGCGATCGCGCCGCGCCGTCTGTGGGGCGGCGTGGTCTCCAGCTCGGCCACCACGCGCGCATGCAGCGGCACAATCCGCTCGCTGCCGCCCTTGGCGGTCTCCTGCCGCACAATCAGCTGCGCCTCGGCCAGATACACATCGTCCCACGTCAACCCGGCCACCTCGGTGCGGCGCAACCCCGTGTAGAGCAGCACAATCACGATCCGCCGATTGCGCAACCAGATCCGCCGCGCCCGCACATCCAACACCGGCGGCGGCATATCCAGGATCGCCTCCAACTGGCGCAGCTGCTCTTTTTTCAGCGGCCGTGGCAAGCGCTTGCGGCGCTTGGGAAACTCCATGTCCAGCGTCGGATCGTCGGCGCGGATGTGCGCGCGAATGAGGTAGCGGCAGTAGGCGCGGATGGCCGAGAGATCCTTGCTAATGGTGGCGGCGGCCAGCTTGCGCCGTGACAACTGGTAGCGGCTAATTGATTCGGCGGTGATCTCCCCGACGGTCGACTCGTCCCCCAGCCAGGCGCCAAAGCGCTGTACGGCGCGGGTGTAGGTGTCGATCGTGCGGTCGCGGGTCTTTTTGGCGGCCAGCGCCGCGGCGAACCGCTCCAGCGTGCTGACGATCGCTGGCGACGCGGCCAGGCGCACCTCGGTTCTTGGTTCTTGGTTCTTGGTTTCCACACCTTCCTCCATACAACCCCTGCGGACGATCCGCAACCCCTGCCTGCGGGTGGTGGATCGGCCCCGTCGGGGCGACGCGACGACTCGGGCGCTCGCGCTGTACCGACGTGGCTACAGCGCGGCCGCGCGGGCCGTGGTGGCCGCGCGAGAAAGGAGGATTTGGTTCGACGCGTGTTGAGACAACAGAAAACGGGCCTGCGCGGTGATAGCACGCGCAGGCCCATCATCCTGGAAAGGAACGAGTGTATGCATTCTACCACGACATTGCAGCGGATTATCCGCCTGTACGACGAAGAGCGCCAGTTGCTCGATCGCACTGGTGAGGATTGGCTGTCGGCGGCCGAGCGCGCGCGCTTTGCCGACATCCGCGCCGGGCTGGAGCGGCTCTGGCGCGACCGGCGGCAGGAGCTGGTCTTTTCCCTCGCCGGCCCGCCGCGCCTGCTGGGCGGCGGCAGTGAAACCGACCAAAAGCGTCAGATCGCGCACGGCATCGCGCCCTTGCCCAGTGGAGGCGTGTATGGAGACTGACGCTCCCCTCCAGCGCGGCCTGGCTGATGTGCTGCTGGATATCTACCACGCGGCCTACTGCGCCGGCGCGAATATCCCGACCGAAGCGCCCGCCGATCGCCACCTGCGCGATCTGCTCTCCACACTCGCCGGCCGGCACCGCGCCGAGATCCTCATCCCGCGTGGTTGGGCAGAGCCGCCGCTGACCGCCGACGAGCTGCCCGGCTGGCTGCTCACGCTCCCCCAGCAGGCCGCGATCGAGCGCGAGGTGGCGCTAGGGGATGCGGCACCGCCGGCCGGCTTCGAGACCGCGCCGCTCCGAGGTGCGCCATGACGGACGACACTCCACCGACCGACGCACCAGGGTCTGATTGTCCTGAGCACGGCCCCAGCAATGGGGATGACTGCGAGAAATGCTGACCCTGCGTGTCAGCTCGCCCGCCGGCCCTGACTGCCGGCACACCCATCGTACACGCAAAACGGCAGCCCGCGCCGCGAACGCATTGGGCTGCCGTTTCATCTCGAAAGTAGTAATGCGATGACAGTATACCACGAAACAACCAACGCACCAGTAGCCATCGATCGGCTGTGTGCCGAACTCCGCCGCCGCGCCGAATCGCTCGGCACGACGATGCTCCAGATCGGCCATCGCGCCTTAGCGACCGCGATCGGCTGCTCCGCCAGCCGAATCCCAGCCCTCATGCAGCGCCTGGAGGACGCCGGATCGATCATTCGCCAGCCATTCAAGAACGGCTACGTGATCGACGTACACCCCCTGATCGATCAGCCCCCCACCCCTGATCGATCAGCCCTTGCAGACGATCGCACCCCCCTGATCGATCAGCCCCCACCCGATCCTGCTCTCGCGCAGTCCAATGCGCCCGATCGGCCCGCAACGCGAAACCGGATAAAAAATGGCTGCATGGATGATCATGATTCTAAGACTCAGGAGAAGGAGTCTGTGCGCTCGCCATTATTTGAGCGGCTGATGCAGCAGCCGGGGATGGCGCGCAGCCTCGCACTGCGGATCGTCAAATGCCCGATCGGGAATGTTGCCGATTTTCTCCACGATCTCCAGGTCGCCCAATCGATTGCCGGAATCTACTCGCCGTTTTTCTTCACTGTCGCCCGCTGGCGCGATGGCCAGCGCGTTGTAGCGCCCGAGGAGCCGCAGCATGAGTCGCCAGCCCGATCCCGTTCCGCCACCCGAGCCAGGCACGGCGCCCAGGCGCATCAGTCCGGCGGATCTCCGTTTGATCAAAACGCCGCAACCGACTACGCCGCCCTCCTCGCCGAAATCGCCGCCTGCAACCCTGGCATGTCGGTGTGAGGGCGCGGGCACGGTGTACGAACGCCTGGAGCGCGCGGAAGCCGAGCAGCTGATCATCGTCGACACCTACCAGGTCGGCGAGCGGTCACTGGCGATCGTCCCGTGCGCGTGCCCGGCCGGGCGCGAGATCGCGCGGCGCTGGCGCAGCCTGCCGCGTGAGGCCGCCGGCGTGACGCTGGCCAGCCTGCGCGCCATTCCGGCGCAGAAAGCAGCACGCGAGCAGATCGCGGCCTTTGTGGCCAACCCGCGCGGCTGGCTCATTCTTGCGGGCAACTATGGCACGGGCAAGACCAAGCTGGTCTATGCCTGTCTGAACGAGCTGGCCGATCGCGGCGTGTTTGGTCGCTACATGCTGCTGCCCGATCTGCTCGACGAGCTGCGCGACAGTATCAAGGCTGGCTTGTACGCTGACAAGCTGAGCCGGATCGTCAAGGCGCCGATCCTGGCCATCGATGAGTTGGATAAGTTCCGCGACGATAGCGCCTGGGTGGCCGAGGTGCTTGAAAAGCTGTTTCTGACGCGCTACCGCGAGGCGCAGTATTCCGGCACGATCCTGGTCTACAACCGCGAGCGGCGCGATCGGCTACCGCCCTTCTTGCAGAGCCGGATCACCGATAGTCATTTCCTGCTGATCGAGCTGGCCGGCACGGATCTGCGGCCGATTGCCGGCGCGCTCAATCCGTGGGATCGCGGAGAAGGTGAACGATGAGCCTTGCCAATATGTACCTGGAGCTGCATCGCCGCGCCAGAGAGACCGGCGAGGATCGGGCAGCCAACCTCAGAGGCGGCGCGCGGATCGCCGTCCGGTCGGTGGATGGCGTGACCACCTTGACGATCAGCCGCAAGGGCAAGGCCTTGGGCAGCACCGAGATCGAGACGTTCAAGCGCGAGTGCGGCGTGCCGGCGACCGCGATCCGCTTTCCGCTCGAAGGCCAGAACGTCAAGCCGAGAGACGGCGATACGTGGCACTACATCGCCTACCGGTGGAAAGAAGAGACACTATGACATCGACATCCTACATCACAGTGACCGATCAGTTTTGCGGCGCCGGCGGGTCGTCGCTCGGCGCGTCCCTGGCCGGCGCCGAAATCAAGCTGGCGCTGAACCACTGGAAGCTGGCGGTTGAAACCCATAACACCAACTTCCCGCAAACCGATCACGACTGCACCGATATCAGCGCCGTCGATCCGCGCCGCTACCCGGCGACCGACATTCTGATCACCAGCCCAGAATGCACGAATCACAGCCTGGCCAAAGGCAAGATCCGCAAATGGCAGCAGCAGCTGGATATGTTTGGTAAGCTGGAGCTTGATCCGAGCGAGGAGCGATCGCGCGCCACGATGTGGGACGTGTGCCGCTTTGCCGAGGCGCACCACTACAAGATCATCATCGTCGAAAACGTCGTCGAGGCGCGCCACTGGGCGCCATTCCCGGCCTGGCTGCACGCGATGCAGCTGCTCGGCTACGACCATCAGATCGTCTACCTCAATTCGATGTTTGCCCACCCGACGCCCCAGAGCCGCGATCGCATGTATGTGGTGTTCTGGAGCCGCGCACTGCGGCGGCCGGATCTCGAGATCCGGCCTGTGGCCCACTGTCCGCGCTGCGGTGTGAACGTGGCGGCGGTGCAGAGCTGGAAGAACCCGACCAAGAAGTGGGGCAAGTACGGCGCGCAGTACCGCTACTGCTGCCCGAGCTGCGCCGGCGAAGTCTCCCCCTACTACTACGCCGCACTGAACGCGATCGATTGGTCGCTGCCGGCGCCGCGCATTGGCGATCGTGCTCGCCCACTCAAAGAAAAGACCCTGAAGCGTATCCGGATTGGGCTGGAGAAGTTCGGCCGCCAGCCCATCCTGATGGATTACGTGCATACGTCGCGCGGCAGTGAGCGCGAAATGGTGTGGTCAGTCGATCGGCCGCAGCGCACCCAGCTGGGCATTCATACGCACGCGCTCATCCAGCCGCCGTACTTGGTCGATCTCGCCTACACCCACGGCCATGACAATCGCTCGACGAGCGTGGAGGATAGCGCGCCGACCCAAACCGGTCGGCAAACACACGCACTGGTGATCCCGCCATTCCTTACGTCGTTGAATCATAGCGATGTGGATCGGTTGCGCGGGCTCAACGAGCCAATGCCCACCGCCATGCCGCAGGGCAACCCGGCGCTGTGTGTGCCGCCGTTCCTGGTGTCAACCAATTACTTCCGCGACAGCTACCCCGTGGATCGGCCCTACCCGACCCAGACAAGCGGCAATCAATACGGCGTGGTGGTTCCGCCGTTTCTGACGAGCTTCTACGGAACAATTCAGCAATCCGGCCTGGATCAGCCCGTGCCGACCCAGCCCTCGATCGATAAGCATGCCCTGGTCGTGCCGCCATTTCTCGTGAGTTATTACACGCGGCTCAGTGGCCAGCAGGCAGCTGTCAGTGGGATGGATGAGGCGCTGCCGACCGTGCCTGGGCGCGCGGTGCATTATCTCGCTCAGCCCGGCGAGACGCCAGCCGTTGAGGACTGCGGCTTTCGGATGTTGCAGCCGCACGAAGTCGGCGCGGCGATGGCCTTCCCGGCCGAGTATGTGGTACTGGGCACGCAACGCGAGAAGGTAAAGCAATACGGCAATGCGGTCACGCCGCCGGTGATGCGAATGCTCATTGAGCGCTGTTTGGAGGTGCTCAATTGACAGCTGACCGCTACCTGGACGCCGCGCCCGGCCTCCTCGGCGGCTATGCGGTCGTGCTGGTGTGTGGCGTCGTCTGCCACGGCCAGGCGCTGTTCGACACCGCGCACGACGTCGCGGCCTGCGCCGCGCTGATGGGCGTGGCGGTGCTGACGAGCGACGAAACGCTGATCGACGCGTGCCGCGCGCTGGGCGTGGCCACCGCGCTACCCCCCCCGTTCGACAAGAGACGATGGCCCTGTAAAGCGTTCAAGGAGGTGCTGAATTGACAGCTACAATCGACATCGAAGCGCCGCCCGCCGCCCTTTCGCCGCTGCTCCAGTCGATCGCCCGCAACTATATCGCCACTCGCGCGCGCGCCGGCGAGGCCATGCTGGAGTCGGCGCGCTATCTGGCTGAGGCGCGGCACGCGGCCAAACATGGCGAGTGGTACGTGTTTTTGGAGGCGACCCAGACGAGCCAGGACGCGGCCGATCGGCTGCTCACCATTCATGCGCAGGCCGAGCGTGATCCGCGCTTTGCTGAGGCACTGCGCACGAATTTCTTGACGGTCTCCACGGCGGCCGAACTGGCCACCGCGCCGCCAGCCATCCAGGATCGGCTGCTCGATCAACAGACGCCGCCGACCAGGGCGCAGATTCGCGACGCGAAGCGCGAGTCAAATCCCGCGCCGGCGCGGGATTT